GGAACATCACATTGACCGACACCATTACTGCCAGATACGGATATTGTATTATTGTCCCTCAAATATGTAGTAGATTGACCGCCAGCAGCTACATTCACGTAGCCAGAATTTGGTACAGGTATATTACACTGATTATCTCCATTTTCTCCCCATGTGTGTGCTGCGGTATCAATAGACATTATCCCGACTCCTTAAACCTTATACTAAATATGAACTTTTATCATCCAAAGATGGCATTCCTCCATCATAATTTTCAATAGATATTAATACAAAATCACCCTCATCTGTATTCGACCCATCAGACATTCTCCAATGAAACTGTTGTCTGCTAGACGTCAAAGTTGGTAGTCCACTTGTAGACCAACTAAAATTTCCAGTATTACCAATTTCAGTGCATCCACTAGACGACGGAATAACGCTTACACCATTTTCCCACAACTCTATGTTCACCGTCCCGCCAGTGACCAGTGTTCCAACCACCGAAGGTGCTGCTTCTGGACAAAAATTAAATTCTACAATCGTCATATAATCGCCCCTTATCTTTTATAAGTGTTATTTTAACAAAATAACTACGTATCTATCAATAGATTATACACCATAGCTACCTTGTGCTTGACGTGTTATAGAATTGGTAATGTTGTGTGTTGATTGCGATTATAATCTAAAAATGTTATGTTGAAATTGAATATTTATACTTGTATTGTGTGGTAATCCTGATCCAGCCCCTTTCTTTTGCCAGCTCTTTCTCTGTTTTGTCAACACCCTTAATTCTTCTACATGCGGCTTTGTGTCTAACAGAAAGGGTTGTTGGATCAAAATAAACATAACTAGGCTGAGTTTTTCCACATTTCTTCCATCCAGCCATTCTGTAAACACCACCATCGTGACCAACAGAATGGTCTGCAAATGCTACTATTTTTTTGATGCATCGATAATGTTGTCTAATGTATAGACGACACTGTTTCAAAAAACAGCACGAAAAATGTCTGTGTACATATGATGGAACACATAATCGAGTTAACTCTATTTCTCCCATTTTGGTATGCTTGTTGGTGCCAGACCCAAAAGTAGCAATACCAACAATAATCCCGCCTACTTTTGCTGTTAAAATTATTTTTGACACTGGAATTGTACCAATATAATGTTCGTATCTAATAATATCTTCTATTTCACTCTTTTGTGCTTCAACAACACGATATTCATTCACCGTAATCATTCCACTACTATCAAATAAATTAAAATCTTCATTTGACATTCCACTCCTATCAATTGCTACATCTGCATTCAACCTCCATATCTTCCACCATTGATTTGCATTGTTGTGACACCTCTCTATTTCATCATGCTCACTTTTGGTTACGACGAGGCTGTTATTATTGTCACAAAATCTTGCATCATGAACTATTGCGACATCTCTATATTCTGCTGGGAGAAAGGAATGTTTACGGATTGAAGATTTTAGAATATTTCTAAAAGGATATATGTGATGACAATTCAATACTCCGGTCTCTCCGGAAAGTTCGCTTTTGTAATCACTTCTAGCAAAAGCATCGTCTCTCCATTTCAACATTGCGGCACATGATCTTACCGCATTTCTTATATTAGTTATTCCACCTTTCCACGAACCATTGTGTTGTCCAATATTTTTCCTTCTATCCTTCCCAATAGAAATAAATCTTTGTCTAACAAATTCTTCAGTTTTACCGAAATGTTTTGATATTTTTACACAAGACCAGCCCAGAGTGTCGTGCATATAAATTAATTGTTCATTTTTTATTTCATCGCTGCCCTTAGACAATCTTACTCCATCTCGGACCGTCCTTGTTCCATGTCCAGATTTTTTCAACCTTCCCTTAACAAAACCACAGCTTTTCCCTAGTTCCTCCGCTGTTCTTGCTATGCTAAAATTTTTATTCCAATACAAATCGACAACTTGCTCGTCTGAAACATCCTCAATCAACCGTTTTGTCGGCGATCTAATCGAAACGCCAAGTTTTTTCAAACGTCTAACAAGAGTCGATTGACTTACGCCCAACATGGAGGCGCACATCTTCGCGGTCAATTTCTGGTTAACATATAAGTCTATCCATCTGTCTTCGTCAATGTTTGCTGGCCTCATATAGTATTATACATCCTACTTGAATATTTGTTGCACACAATAAAAAGAGGGGGAAGGTTTTACCCTCCCCCCTTGTATTAACAAAAAACACAAGTCTTTTGTTGTCCGTGGTTTAGAAGCTACCCAAGAGAACTCTTCGTCCGTCTAGGGCTGCAAAACCATGTTCTTGCCAACCGTAGAACCCAGCCTTCTGGCGTCTGTGAAGAGTGTCGTCTTCAAAAATGGCCAACTCTCTTTTTACTGGCATGACAAACGAGTCATCCTTGGAGAGATCTAGGCCAATTACGACCTCAACGTCACTGGTACCCATACTAAGACCAAGTGTATCAAAGTATGTCTGAAGTTCATAGCCTTCACCAAGCTCATCTAGTGGATGTAGATTGACACCATAAATGCGAGACAGTGTACCACCACTATCCTCTGCAGTCATGATTTCTCTCCTAGTTACTTCATCAACCTCATCAGCATCCCACTCACGAATATCTTCAATAGCCTCTGGGCTTAGATATAGGTCAGTCAGCTTGCCACGGTTGAGCGAAGCACTGTTTCCACCGGCAAGACGAGTCATTGTGGTCTTCATCAGAGAAACTAGTCTCTTTGTGAATTGACCAGCAGTAGCAGCACTGTCATAAACCAGTGGAGCCCCACCCGCATAGTCGGTACGGCCAGCACCAGCAGCCAAAATAACTCTCCATCCGTCAGTATTCATCTTTGTAACAAATCCTGCTTCAAGGACTTCCATTGCACGTGCTACGATGTTCCACCGTGCAGAGAAAGAGTATTTCAGAGGCCAATCGATAGCATTACCAACGTCATACGTGTTGATAGTTACTGCATCCCCAGAGATTGTACGCTGTGGTAGAGCACCCTCACTAGGAATCATATATGCAGCATAGTCACCCTCATTTGCGGTCTGATAAAGATCCAATGGATATTCAGCAGTAGCACTTGGATCGAGAACTTCGGGAGTAAAGATTCCACTCAAAATATCTCCATCCAACAGCGCAGAACGCAGAGGAATTTGTAGAGCTTTAGCTAGCTCCGACATAGCCTGCATTGCTTCAGACCTATCGGCTGAACCAGTACGTCTCAAAAGTTCAACTTGCTCTTGAGTAGGCTTTTGAATTTTATTGCGCTTCATTCTTCTTCACCCCCTTATGTTATATCAATAGAAACCCGAGCAAATCCATTGGCGTCCTTCGTGGTCTCAAACCGACCAACCTGAGGAGCACCAGTAGCTTGCGATGAACTAATATACCCACTTGCAGCTAGATATGCAGCGGCACCAGCAGTTGGTGTAACGCCTGATGGAATCATATCTGTTACTACAAATCCTTTTTTGACCAAAGTGCATTTATCTCCTGGACGAATTTCTCCACTTTCAAAATTGGGGAAATCACGAGTAGCACTCATGGCGGCAGCTACAGTCTGAAGAAGAACACCCTTCGCTATAGCACCAGATGGATCTGCAAGATACCCAACAACATTAGCCTGATCGGTAATGTTAGTACCAATTGCAGCACCCGATCCCTGTGTAACGACACTAGCTATTCCACCCTTTTCAGCAGCAACTGTGGTCCAGAAATTAGTTATGTCTGTTACCTCATTATACTCACGATCTGGTTTTAAAGCCATTCCTACTCACCTCCTTAATCTTTCTGTTCTGAGCGCTTCAATAGCGCGTGTGCGGTTGATACCCACTGATCAGTTTCAGTCTTGGCGACATCTTCTGTAGCAGTAAATTCAGCATCATTCTCTTCTTCTACACTCTCCAAAGCTGCTTCTGCCTTAGTCTCCTCTGTTTCAACATCTTCTGTCTCAACAGATTCACCTTTGCTATTTTCTCCAGCATACTTTAGAACCAATTCAAATGTCTCGTCAGTCATGTCACGAAGTTCAGCAAGAGTTGCCTCTTCATCTGTAATTTCTTTAACATCTGACAATTTCCCAAGACGATCACGGGCCATATCTGTTTTACGGATTTCATCCAATTCCGCATCACTCTTTTCAGCGCGTTGTGTCGCCTCATCGAGTTGCTTTTGAAGTTCAGCCTTCTCAGCCTCGACAGCCTCAATCTTTTCCGACGCCTCCTGCGAACTAGCTAATAGTTCATCGACCTTCTCAACAAGAGTAGCAATTTGCCCCTCATAATTCTTGGCCTTCACCTCTTCAGCAGCCTTCTGCAGTTCAGCGATCTCTCCAACTTTGCTCTCTAGACTCGCCTGAGCCTCTTCAAGCTTTGCCTGAAGTTCTTTCAATTCTTTAGCATCCACGTCTTCTACACCTCCTTCCGACAATTCACTCAATTCAGCAGTCACAAAAACATCCGAAACGTCCATTTTATTGGCCGCAACCTTTATTACAGACTCAGGATTAGCCGGTGTTTCCACAAACCCCTGAGCACCAAACACAATATTTTTTAAAACTCTACCAATTCTATACCCCTGATATTGACCCTCTCCACCATAAATTCTTAGATGTTTGGTCAAAAAGGCGGTTTCTTCATTTCTTTCTATTAATTTTGTTTGTCCAGTAGACGGATCTATTAAACCATAACAAAAATCTGGAAACCAAGCTTCCATAGAAACAAACAATTCTCCAGCCTTAGCTTTCGCAAGAATCTCTTCAATTCTATCAGCTAATGGTTCAAAAGCTTTATATAAAACCCCAGCAACCTCTATGTCAAACTCAGATGGTGGAGTGTCTCCTTCGATCTCATCACCATTTTTGTCTAACGCTCTTGCTTTAACAATGTGGCCAAGAATTTTCTCCGCTTGATGATTGTCATTCATTGGCTTGTGTAATGGGGTTGATCTTGCAGCCCACACTTCTTCTGGAGTAAAAATATCATCGTTTAAATTCCACCCAGTACTAACAAGTATAGCTACTACCAGTGCTAAATCAGGCTGATCACTACCCAAAAGTTCTTCGACAGTCTGAACAGCGGAATCTGCATCAAGCATATCCGCAACAGACATGTTTTCACAGTATCGCTGAATATCACCAATTTTCGCTTGTGAGGTAAGAAATATAGACGAATTACCTTCACCATTTAGTGATAAATCAATACCGTCTTTTTTTTCAGCTTGATAAATTTTCACTAAAACCTCCAGTTGTAATATTTATACACAACATTTAAAAAAAACAATAAAAAAATTCAAAATAAAGAATATAATTATCTTTTTGTTTTTCTATTTCTCAAAAATTCAACAACATCTGCTTTAGCTTTTTCTGAATCATGTAATGCTTTTGTTGCAAAACCATTTTCATCAATGTCTTCGCTCGCTAACGAAGCAAGTTCTTTGACCGATGGAAGAAAAACTCTATGTACTGTTTTAAAACCTTCGGCATTGATCTGCTCAGATGTATAACTAAACTCAATAAATTCCTCTCCATCATAAGTATATTTAAAAATTTGACACTCAGAATGTGGAACCAATACTCCATTGACCGTTAAAGCGACCTGTCGTGTTGACGTATCCAAAGAAACATTAACAATAGCCATAATTACCTCCCAATTATATCAATACCTTTGTTCACAAAAAGATGGCAAGGCCAGTCATTCTGCTCCTCAACCACCCAAAAAAATTCAGACATTTGTCGTACTTTCTCAATGGTGTCTGTTTGTGGATAAATGCGACCACCATGAAAAGAAACACATAACTGTCCTAATCTGTCTCGCAAGCTTTGGTTTCTGAGAACTTCTTCCAATATTCCAAGTTCTGCACCTTCACAATTGAGAAACAACAAATCAATACGAGAACAATCGTTTTCTGCCATAATTGTCTCTAAACCAACAGAACGAACCTTGCTTGTTCTTCGTAATCTTCTGCCCTCACCCTCATGTCGAGGGTAAACACTGTTAGATGACTCCTCGACAAATTCATAAAAATCTACAGTACCATCGGAACCAGTAACAGCAGCACGATGTGCGATAATGGGTGTCCCGGATATCCCGGCAACAAGACTTGCATTATTTTCCCGCCCAGCTTCATACGCAATCATTGTCAACTTATTATCAAATTTTTTGCATAATTTAATTCCATGCGCACCGTGTATAGATCCCACTTCCACTATTACCGGGTTCGCTGGCAGCATATTTGACGCGAAATACATATAAGTGTCACAACGATCAAAATTTAAAATTGGTGCTTCAATCATTCCTAATCTCCGAATAATTCTTATCCTCTTGGGTCTATTAGTGTTGCCCACGACAATGATGTCAACATGCGACGTTCCCTAATCGTTGGTTCTCTCTGTGTCGATGATCTAAAGTCGGTTATCAACAGACTAAAAATACTTTCCATCTTCTTAACAGAATCAGACGATTTTGTTAATCTGTCGGAAATCAGTGATTTTGATACGATGTCACTTGGACGCAAGACAGCCAAGATGGCTCGTTTTGTCCCATCCAGTTCGGCTCTCTGGGTTTTGGTAATCGATCTCATATTTTTTATCCCGTGTTGCTCCAAATAACTATTATCTATCAAACCATCTATTTCATCCATAAAACCATCCGCAAGAGCATTAAGGACAGATATTGTCCTTGGCGTTCTCTCGTCTCTTGGCTTCGTATCCTTGGTCGATGGTGGCCTACCAACATTGTTGTCTCCATCATCCTTTGGCTGATCCCCTCGTGGATTATCTCCACCACCATTGTCTCCACCAGAATTGTTAATGGATTGTTTTACTTTTTCTAATTCTATGGCTAATTCATTTTGTTTCTCCAAAACAGAGAATGGTCTATTATATGGATTTGACTTCTCTAGGACACCTGGATTATCTTCTCGTATTGTCTGTTCCGACTTCATACGCTCTAATTCTATCATATAATTTACGCCAAAAACCTCAGTCGCCTTTTCTGAAGAAATTATTCCACGATCAAGCAATTGAATCATCAATTGTTTTTCTGCAGCCTCGTCCCTTAACGACATAATGCCAAAATTAATTTCTGGAATTTTTTTAAATCCCATCGCATCTGCAACAAGCTTAAGTTCTCCTCTAATCCACTTTATGGCACTACTGCGAACATACTCAAGTCTCTCAACAAGAGTTTTTAATTGAACAAATGCCGATTGTGCGTTCCTGGTCCCCAAATCTGCTCCACCGACCAAAGAATCTGGAATACCTATTCCACGAACAATGTCTCCATTAACCCCAACATATTTCTCTGGACCAAGAATTTTTTCCGTGGGCGGATATTCAACAGAAAGATCAATCATATCATCCCAAACCAAATCCATCACGCCGCCACCAGTATTATGTTGCAAAATATCGATTAATTTGTCAACAGCAGCAGATGTGGGAAGAATTTGTTGTTCTGAATTACCCAATTTCCACAAACGTATAACGTTAATAACACCATCAAGAGCCGCCATATCTGCGAGTCTCATTTTCTCCTTAAACATTATATCTTCTAGAACACCATACAAGAATGGTGTTCCCCAATCTTCCCAATCATCCTTTTTGTAGTAAGCTACATAAATTTTATCCATGTCTAATTTAACTATGGATGCACTGGTCTTTGCTGCACGAATGACTTCGGCAGGTAATTTGCTGACAAAATCTCTCTCGGCATCAGTCCTTGGCTTTTGTATGGCTCTCGATAATGATGCTGGGATACGCATGCCCATATCATCTGACCCAAAAAATTTACCAACTTCTCCACCAATTTTTTCTATTAATACGGGAGATAGAAATGTGTATTTCCAAGGAATTTCTCTTCTTCTAAATTTTTTCTTTGATTTCTTTATCTTCTCTGGTATTTCTGCAACATCTGTCTCATCGACCATGTCTATAGAAACAACTTCACCTTTAGCCATATCTCTAGCGACAGGCAAAGTGATTACGGCATTTTTCCTACGTACTATTACATTTGCATCTCGCATCAACAACTTCATGTAGTCATGTGCTCGCCCGGCCAAATCGACTCTTCTGGCCCACTCTCTAAAAAACCTCTCCTGTGTTTTCGTGGTATGCTGTAATTCTAGCCCCTCTGATGCAAAATCGGTCATCAAATCTATAATATTCCTTACCATGCCGACTTTTCTATATACCGATTGACATGCTTTAATTATATCTGCGTGTTCTGTTGGAATTTTATCGTGTGGCCTATCTCTATCATAGTCAAACCTATTATTTCCAGTCCTAAGATTAACATCCGCCGCTAGAGACCTGCTGGGAAGACCACCATTCCTGTGACACACCTCTGGTAAAACGTGATTTTCAATACTCTTTTCGCCGCGAGTGTATAATTTACGTTCTTTTTTGTCGTCAGACATATTTCCCCCACATTCAAATCACAATACGATTGTAGTCCAATTGATTATACACAACTCGTCACAGACAAATAATTATCTAAATTTTTCTCCACGTTTTAATGCACCAAATAAATTTCCCTCCCTGGCACCACTGCTGTTTCTCATTCTTCCAACACCAGGACCACGATACAATGCCTTATCTTCACCGGGTTTTGATCGTTTTTCAACGTTTCCGGCCACATCCTCATAATCAATATCATAATTCGGAGTTACTTCTGTATCGTAAATAAATTTGTGGGCTAACATTAGTGCTGTATATCTATCCTTCTTGAGCCTACCCTTTCGTGTCCTGCCTTCAACTGCCCCTGGCTGAATTACAGTAGGTGTATCAAATCTTTCTCTTCCAGTGGTGGTCTCGCTCATCTGTATAGTACATAATTCGTTTTTCAATTCTTCAATATTAAAAACATTCTCTTCATATGTATCTACGATTATCCCTTCAGATTTTTCTGCTTGAAGTGATGAAAACATTTTTACACTATCAAATGCTGGAAATAATAGGGTTCTAGTCTCAAGACTTTTATGTAATGCTATATTCGCGTTTTGGTTATATTCACTACTTTGTTGAACCAAATGTAATATGTGTCTTCCGTCTGTTTCTCCATCAGTATCTTTTGGATTATCAAAATCAATAACCTCATAAATCGGGAAATCACCATCTGGAATATTTAGTAATTTTTTGTTTCTTAACATTTCGGAAACGGCATAGCCACCACCCTGACTATCCATCTCTATTCTTATTGGGTTAAAAATTCTTACTATTTCACGTATTCTAGAACAACAATAAGCATAATAATCGTCATCGGTGATAAACCCCAATTTCTTACGTCTTATGAACTCCTTTTTGTTGACGGCCCAACAATGAACTATCCTATAATGATTTTTCCAAACCTCTATGATTACTACCGCCAAATTATCCTTTTCTGCAGCAGGATCAATTCCCATAACATACTTCCTACCGGATTGGCCTCTCATCAAAGGAGTAAATGTAACTTGACCATCTGGTGTATCTATTGGTCTATTTGGACCAACCGTACACCCCTCTATTAAACTTCGTGGATAAAATCCATCCGAATCTTTTACGAAAACAGCACCATACTCCATAAGATAAATATTCTTGGGTAGCGTAGCCTTGGCATGAGCTAACTGTCTAGCGTCCAAAAGACCAGCAGGTAAGTGGGTGTGTGGAATACGAATAACTGAATAATCCTTGTAATTGAACTCATCTGGTACCAAATTTTCTCCACCAAAAATTTGTGCAACACGATCTGGATCTCCCTTACTACTTATGATATCCAACCACATCTGATATTTCAGCGCAAAATGGTTAAAAGCATAATATGCAGTACCAGAATATACTATCTGGTTACCATGCATTTTCCCGTCGTCTGTCAGCAATTTTTTCTTTATGTCTTTGGGAATATCCATATCTGATAATGTTTTGTTGAACGCAATCTTTTTGGCTTCTTCTACTGGGGTTTTTGCAGTAGCAGCGAAACCACGAACAACAACATCAAATATGTCTTCAGGAATCGACGCAAATTCGTCTGCAATGACGACATTAGCCCTGAAGCCACGAATTTTTGTATTGTGGCTGTAATAGCCCCCTGCACAATATTCGTGGTTGTCTGGAACATGAACATCAAATGTTACGCATTCATCGTCACAAATTTCCATAATATCGTCATAATAAATATCGTCATCAACCAAATTTTGTATTATGGTTAATCGTTCATCATCAACATTTTTAAACACTTCTAGGAATCTTATGGCCTGTGAACGGCTTTGCTTGCCATTGCGGATACGGCACATCATCGTATTAAACGCTAATCGCTCTTTCCCCACTAGACCGTGCTTGTATTCTTTAGCTATGTTTGACATAAACCCATTAATTCCTGGAACAACATCATCACGGTCTTTGTATGCTTTTTTCTCATTAATAATCTGATCAAGAATATCTTGTTTTCTTTTTAGACCAAAACCTATATAGTCTGCAAATAATTTGATATTTTTTCCACAAATGCTCAAATCATAACATTGGTGACGAGATTTTTCATTGCCCTTCTTTTTTTTGATTGACGAAATAATCCCATAATGCAGTAAAATAAATTGAACTTGTTGAAGTAATTTTTTGCTAGTGTTGGTAAGGCGAATCTGTCCTCCAATTGAAGTTGTGTTTGGGCGAACAATCTGCACTCCACCATCACTGTCAAACAATCCGCGAATAAAACCAGACATAACTTCTCTGCTGGATTGCATTATTGTGGATGGAATAGTTTTATTGTACGACAAAACTGGGTTAACCCCAAACTTATCCATAAATTGCTGTTTTGATTTTTTCCCGCCATAACAATAATATTCATAAGACTTGGCTGATCTGTCTACTTTAACAAATTTTCCAATACATTCCATGGCAGATAGCAATTCCTTATCGGCAGTAGCGAAAGAAAGGCGATCTGAATATGTAAAACACCCATCACCAACAAGTAATCCAAGAGCGTATCCCTCATCTATTGTCACATCTGTCGAACCACTGTGCCACCTAATAGAACGGTCGATTAACACCCTATCCCCTATAACCATTTCGTCAAATCTTATCCATCGTACTTTTGCGTCTCGCAGAACCTTAATCTTATGATTATGTGTTCCCTCTATCTCGAAACCCTTACTTGTAACAATTTTTTTAGTCAGAGTTCTTCCATTACAGTATGATTCATCGCTGGTTCTAAATTTGCCATTACCCCATATTTCTCTATCTCGATCAACAATGGTTTTCTCGGTTTGGCCAAAATCTTGATCATCAGATATTGTTCCGAAACAATCATTGTAAAGTGTTAGTGTGTCTCCAGACACACACCCATCGCCCAAAGGCAGAGCGTACACAATTGAATCACCTATTTTGAAGTAACATAGATCAACACTTTGTCTTGGTCCAGCTTTTTTCCCACCACCGACAATACTCCTTAATACCGGAGAATTGTTCCAAATGGTATCTATGTAATTAAAAACCAGTCGTGCTTGTCTTAACCCAGCACCAACAATGACTATCTTGGTCCCTGGATCAAGCAGAGCCCTCAGGACAGAATATACCGCCAACATAAACGACTTACTGCCGCCGCGACAGGCAATCAGCATCGGGAATGGAGTATTCCACATAGTCTGCAGTGTTGCTATCTGGATTGGAAACAAATCTAATCCAAGAATAACTTTGGCCGTCCACCCAATATAATCAATATTTAGCATATGATCAACAACAACATGATCTAAAGGACGAGTAGATTGCTTCAAATTGGTAAATATATGATCCTTTATCGTTGGGACTCTTTTTCTAAATGGAAATAGATATCCATATTCGCCCTGATCACCATGCATCAGTTCTTGAAGTGTTACCTTATCCGCCAATTATATCTCCCCCTCGTCTTTTTTGAGCAATCCACCTATCTTTTTCAACTCGAACAACTTCCTCAAAAATCATTTGAGCTATTTTTTTACCACAGGCACCTGCCGGAATAATTTTAACCCCATATTTGGCAGACAAAGACATCAACCATCTAACCATAGACTTGCCTGGGACACCCTTTGAAAATTGAGGTGGAGATAATTCTAAAATGTCTGGAGTAAACAACGACTCAATTATAATGTATGCGTGTTTCATCTCCGACATTCTTTCCATTTCTTTCTCAAATGCCGGTCTTTTTGCTTTGCTGTAATTCCCCCATAACTCAGAAAATGCAAATTTTCGCTCGACCGCAAGGATGTCTGTATACCCCAATAAACTATAATCTCCGGTCTCTAAAGTATTTGTAAGGGTTCCATCACACCTTGGAGAACGATGATCTGGAGAATGAGCAGTAAACGTCCAACCATGGCCCGGTTGTTCTCTAGTATCCCTGATAACAGTATAACTTGGTAAAATTAAACGCGGCATTCTGACTCAATCCTATAATCATTTTGAACCATCATATCAATCATTTCGCCAAAACTTATAGTGGGATTCCACCCCAAAACAGTTTTTGCTTTTGATGGATCTGCATGCAACAAATTTACATCTGCTGGACGATAGAATTTTGGATCAACAACAACATAATCTTTATAAGATAATCCTATAGTGCCGAAAGCCAATTCTAGAAAATCTTTTACCGAATGGGTTTCTCCAGAACCCAACACATAATCATCTGGACTTTCATGCTGCAACATCATCCACATTCCTTCTACCATATCAATAGCATGAGACCAATCCCTCTTTGCTTCAATATTCCCCAACGCTAGCGGAAATACATCAACATCGACTTTTGGAAACCCATCATTCACATCCATCCATCTTTGCAACATAGCTACGTATTTCGTTATCTTCCTCGTCACAAAAGTTTCTCCGCGACGTTCACTTTCATGATTGAACAATATTCCAGCACAAGCAAAAATATTATATGCACGACGATAAAGGGCTACAAGATGATGTGCATACAATTTAGCAACAGCATACGGCGAATTAGGATTAAATGCGGTACTTTCGGATTGGGGTGCATCCAACGTGTCTCCAAACAATTCAGATGTACTTGCCTGATAATATTTCGTCTTTGGAGAAAATTGCCTAATTGCTTCAAGTATATTGAGGGGACCAATTGCATCAATACTGCATGTGGTCATTGGTTGATCAAACGAAGTGCCGACGTGACTCATCGCTGCTAGATTGTATATTTCATCAAACTTAATCCCAGAAACTATTCTACTCATACACGATGCGTCAGTAATATCCCCCTCTATAAACTCAAAATGTGGGTGGTGAATAAACCCCCTTGTTCGTTCGGTTGTGTCCGTGGAAGATCTTCTAATTAGACCATATACCTTATATCCCTTTGCGAGAAGTGATTCGGCCAAATAACTACCATCTTGTCCTGTCACACCAGTAACTAATGCCTTTTTATCCATTATTTTGTCTCCTCTTCATTCTCTTGCTGTTCTTTTATTAGATTTACCAATTCATGAACATCTTCAGGAACATCCCGAACAACCATATTACCATCGGACGAACTTAGGGTATCTAGATCTTTCATACAGCAATTCTTATATTTTCGATTACTGCCACACAAACACTTCCAGTTCCTATTCCATTTTATTCGCTTCCTTCTTATGGGCATAGTTACTCCAGATATTCTTCTCGCAATACTGCGTTGCTTTGACTTCTTACCCATGAGTAGCTCCTTGTGTCTCTAGATTAATTTTTGCATCCATTTCAGCACAATGACTAAATGCTTTTCTGTTCCCAAACTTCTCAATTTCATCGCATAGTCCTGTAAAAGCAGCAACATCAAACAAATCTCTCAATCTATTAAAATACGTATGATTGTTTGCAACATGTTTTACGCCAACCCTAATTCTGTCGAAACGATCATGTTGACATTCAATACTTTTGATAACTTTGTTGATATAATCTGTTATACTCGAAGCAAATTCACTACTATCCGACAAATAGCGTCCAGTAAGCGGATTGTCAGAAATTTGAATCCCACCACACAACGATATCATAAAAGATCTTTCATTTATCAGGGCATTTAACTTAACCTGTTGTTCTGTGTGTACATTAGGGCATACTGCAGCATTTGCATAAATATTGGCAAAATTATTCCCACACAACAACATATGGCCCTGATAAGACAACCCTGCTCTTGCCCAAATCTCATCCCCAAATCCAGCATATGAATATCCCAACAGGTCTATACGCCTACACAGGGGCTCTATTACATACTTCATAACACCCTGTTTGTTGGCAAAATTTGCTATCATTGCCATATCAACCATTGGACTACATGTATCAGGTAGTGCATTCATTATGTCTGCAGCAGCAGGAAGGTGAACAATGTCGTAATTCTCCAACCATGTTTTGAAATAAGAATCCCACAAATGTTTTTCTATCTTTGTGTGAAGAACCAAAGAATTTACCTGATTAAGAACATCTGGCTCATCTGAGTGAGCCATCTCATAAGCCCCATCTATTGTTAGTTCATCATCATTCAGAGGGAGAACATCAACAAACACGGTAACATCGTTTTTGTTTATAATGTCGATGGGCAATTGTCTAACACCATACCTAGAATGAGTGAATATAAAAGAAATACCATGTTTTTCTATTATAGACCGACACCCAAGCTTTGTTTTTGGATCTTCGACATACACTCTCCACCCCATAGCTCTCAAGGCCATAACATAACCACGACATATCATGTTGTAGTTATCCCCAGGTCTTGGTATAAATAATGCACACTTATTCATCTGGTTCTTCTCCAAAATCTGTATCACTATCCATAATAATGGGATCAACACTTCCATCAGGGAATTCTATTGGCTTCCTAAATTCTTTCTTTACATCTTCTGAAGCCAGTTTAGTCAACTCAGCCAAATGTCCCTGCCTTGTCCTTTCCTCTTGCGAATGCTGTAGTTGAGCAACCAAATCAAGAAATGTTTCTTTGCCACCTCTCAATTCATCCAATCTGTCTTTTCTGGTAGCAGCTAGACTGGTATGAATTTTTTGTCGCTCCTTCACCAATGCATCGTAACGATCCTGCACACCCTTCAATTCCTTGTATTTATCATTCACCTGTCTTTGTTGGGCCAATCGAGATCTAATAGTATCCTTGTCTTCACCCTCTTGTGGTGGATTTTTTGCAAACCACTCATTCAGTGCAGCAACCTCCCTGCCAATAGTTCTTGCTAAAATCAGTTGTCTGTCTATTAAAATTCTATGTTTCAAAAAATCATCAATTTGCATAAATTCACTAACAACTATATCTTCAAACTGACAACACAATGATCCAAAATTATCAAGATACACACATACTTCGTCTGGCTCAAACTGTCTCTTTATGGTCACAAACATATTGGTTTTTTTAAATTGATCAACGAACCATTGCATTTTCTCATGTTCGGACAAACCTGGAGGTGGCATTGTCAGGACGGAAACATCATATTTATCAGCATCTGTCAACTCATCGGAAGTCTTCATGGACCTCCTATGTCTACTAATCGTCTCTACTGCCCATTTATATCCACATTCCTGGATTAGTCTTTGCTGTATTTGTTTATCTGAAAATCCCTGCTCAACACACTCTGACAAAATTGTGCATGCCTTCTTGTTTTTTGATAATTTCTGATACTTAGGTTTTTGCATCTTCATCTCTTTCGGCCAAAATTTCCGCTATATTGTGTCGAATATCAGAAACGACAGCGCTCCTAACCTTATTGTTTTCAACTAAAGCATCGAAAGGACCAATCAAATCTTGTGGTAGTCTTTCTCTTATATAAAACAATGTTTCCCAACACAACATGTGCTCAACCGGGTCTACATTGACAACGCTAGACCCCAACAGCGTACCCTGATTCGCAGTTTCACAAATCCCCAAAGATAAAGCATTAACTAAGTTCATCCTCGTCTTTGCTAATCCAGAAGTAGAAACATCACATCCTGGACGAAAATATTTGTCTCTTTTCAAATTTTTCATCCTGTTGGTAACATGTCTAACGAGATAATTTTCAATCGGACCAATGTCTGGATTGTATCTATCCATAGCCTCTAAACACAAGGCCCAGATTTCTTGATAAACGTCTGTTTTTTCGTAATATGCAAAAGCACCATTGGCGCTTCTGGATTTAGCCAATTTATCTATAATCGGATAAGCCTTATTTAATAATTCATCACTAACTGTCATCTGTACTATCATCTTTCTTAACAAACTTTTTGATAATGCACTCGCCCATGGCCATATCCGGGTCTTCAACAGCAAGGTCTTCAATGATTTTCCTGTCAACAGAAGCATCACCTTTTGTTGTCAAACGACAGTCAACCTTGATTCTTTTTTCACTCACTTTGATCACCTCCGCGCAATTATACACAATAAGGTCCGATATTAACATAACCCCTACAAAGATAGAGAGTGCAAAATCTAACAAATGTTGAATTTTTTTTGTTTTTATTTTAGAACACATCACCCACTATTGGGTATAATGACGTGGAACAAAACCACACTAGAAGTGAGATAAGTGGAATGATTAAACTAATACATGGTGATTTCGTCCAAGTAGCTGCGACCACACTTCAAAACACACAAATAGACCTAATAGTAGCTGACCCACCAGATAATATTGGACTTAAATACGATGGATTTGCCGATAATGAACCGGGTTGGGTGTATGAAGATAAAATATATGATTGGCTAGACACAATGACCAATCTAACAAAAGGACCAATTTTTTTCACTTTTAACGAAAAATGGACATCAAGCGTCGAGGCGGCAATATTTGATCTCGGAATAGACATAGTACAAAGATTACAGTGGCACTATACATTTGGACAAGACCAAACAAGAAATGGCAAATATGCGCTATGCTACAGGCCAGTATATTGGTTAAACTCCCCACACATCAATGCAGATCTAATCAAGGTACCGAGTGCAAGACAATTAAAATACAAAGATAAAAGAGCATCTCCTGGAGGTAAATTACCCCAAAATGTGTGGGAATTTTCCCGCATATGTGGGTCATTCAAAGAAAGAAGATCTTGGGTTCCAACACAATTGCCCGAACAAATGGTCGAGAGAATAGTCCTGGGACATTGCATTAGTGGAGGATGTGTCTTAGACCCATTTTTGGGCACCGGAACAACCGCCATAATCTGTCAAAAAATGGGAATAAAATGCATAGGAATAGAAATAAGTGAACCAACTATTCAAAAAACGTCACAACATCTAGGAGTACAATATGAAAGCCAAGGCGATTAAAACAATTGAAATAACAAAAGAATATTGCCGAGACAATTTTCTACCAATAGACCTGCCAAGAAGTGTAGTCGACATCGCGGATGACGTAACACTACGCGACATATTTATGTTGATACAATCTGCCAATAAAATGATGCCCAATCTATCATCGGCCATGGGTATGTCAAAATTCCAAACATTCGTAAAAACAATTAATATGCCCAAAGATGAAGACTTTGTTGATTTTATTGACTTCCTGGAACTTGCTTGGTATTTTGTTGATGGTCCAGAAAATTTAGCTTCAATGCAAAATTTGATGTTGTTGTTCGGAATTAATAGCCATTGTCCAGCTTCGTTGTTTGATGAGGAGCACGTATGTACGCCAGAGTGCTATAAGGAAACACGGATTGCGGTAGAATTCACCTCAATTAACAATATAGCAGATATACCAATACGAATCAACCCACGTTTTAATGCAGAAGATCCACGCGAAGAACCGTCAGATAATCCAGCAAAATTGACAATGTATCCAACATTATATTGTTTTTTGAGCAGCATATTAACAGAATTAACAATTGCTGGATCAACCCCAGACGAAATACAACAAAATAGACAAATATTGGTGGACATATTGTTGGACGAAAACAACAAAGGAGAAGAATAGTGGATATCACAAAAATAAAGTTACTATTGCGAAGATGGACGTCACTATTAGATGATGCGGAACTGATATGGATGGAAAAGGCCGAAGATTGTGGGGGGCTGTCTGGAAGAATAAAAAGAACCCACGGCGAGCATATTGTTTTTGATGTACATACAAACGACGAACAAATACGCATACAGAATGATCTATCATCTGAATTGCCAGAACTATCCCACATCATCAAAAGTGATCCATCTCTAATGAATGGTTTTCAGTGGCAAAGAGCTGATTATATCTACCTATACTTCGAACATTTTAGACTAGTGGTTGAAAAAATATCACAGATATTAAACATAGAGCAGGAAGGGTCTGTCAATGACTAATTATTCCAAGTGGGATATAGACAAATGGTTCCAATATAGCTATATGCCTACTAAAAGAATCATTTTCGTTGGATCTCATAACGCAGAAACTGCCGATGGAGAAGAATCCGGGACAGACTGCGAAATGTCTGAATTTTTTCTTAAAGCAATGCTTCATTTAAACTCCATGTCAAATAAGCCAATAATAATACACATGAACAATCTTGGTGGAGACTGGTATCATGGCATGGCAATGTATGACGCTATAAGAGCATCTAAGGCTCATGTATACGGAATATGTTGGGGTTATGCAATGAGCATGGGATCAATAATAATCCAGGCGTGTGATTCAAGAATAGTAACTCAACACTGTACATTTATGATACACGAAAGCACCGATACGCTTAGCGGGACAACCAAGAGGGTTCAGTCATGGGCTCAACACAACACGAATTTGCAAAAACGAATGTACGAAATATACCATCAAAGAATGAGGGCTGCAAAACCCCGAATTACAACAAAGAAAATAGAAGAATTATGTTCTAAAGATACAATATACAACGCACAAGAGGCTGTGGATTATGGATTGGCTGATTGGGTTCTTGAGACATTGAATGATCCATATGAGTTTTGTGCCACTAATGAACCTAATGCTAAATGGAAGGATGGTATGAAACTTTGCAAAAGAGAATCTAACCAAGAGGGGGATAGAGATTGATGAATAGTAGAGAATTTCAAAATATCGCAAGAACAACTGCCGTTTACTTAGAAAAACCATCGAATGCAATGATATATCCACTCCTTGGACTGGTTGGCGAATGTGGCGAAGTTGCCGAAAAAATCAAAAAACTACTTAGAGACTGTGATGGTCAAATGACGGAAGAGAGATCTTCATCTATATTGGCTGAACTTGGTGACTGTTGTTGGTATGTAGCAAATGTGTGTTCCGACGCCAATATAGATCTCCAGCTTATGTATGATATGAGAGGATCATTCAAATATGCGGCAAAATCAATGAATATAGTCCAACTGACCCTACATATGAATATTATTGCATCAGAAATAGCTAGAGTGCTGGCTGAGAGATACTACGACTGCGATGGTCATAATAAATATCGGGATTTACACAGCATACACAACAACATATCAAAAATCTTAATATGTATTGAAGAATTATCAAAAAGGTTATCTTCTGGGCTGGCCGATGTTTATGAAGCTAATATAAACAAATTGTTGGATAGAAAAAATAGGGGAGTTATCAAAGGGGATGGAGACAACAGATAAAACATCATGTGTATAATCATCCAGTCGGTTTTGTTGTTCAAAAGATTGGTAGAAAAACACCATGACCAAAACTATATGGACAATCATAAGAAGTAATAACAGACTACTACTTGTCCAACAATCTGAATTCCACCACAACGAATATTCATGGACTTTGCCAGAATGTAAATTTTTCGAACCAAATAGCATACCAGAACTAGCAGCAAAACAGGGACTAAAAAATATAGGAGTATCTGGAACATCATTTAAACAATTGTGCAGAATACTCACAAACAATTACGAAAATATAGTTTTATGTTGCAATAGATGGAGTGGCGAACCATATACGTCGACAAACAACATCGCAGGAATTGGATGGTTTACACTTCCAGAAATGTATGCTTTAGGACAAAGTTTGGCCCCCCACATAAATTCTAGTATTATGTATATAGCGTATTTGATGCAGCATTATGACCAATACCCAGGAGAATGGGCCGGACATTGGAACAATATTTAATGAAACCAGAAATAGTACAAAAATTTGAAAACATCTTATGGGCATGCTCTCCCAAATCTTGGATATTCAAAAGCACTTATTATCAAAATATGTTGTTTGTATCAATATTGGTGGAAATTTCAGATGGACAATTTAAAAAACTACACAGAAGTTTTTCTGCAACTGAAATAAAACTAATAAAAAACATAGAAGAAACGGCAAAATTCATAATGGACAGGATCAAACAAGAGATAGCAGAATAATGTCAAAATCAAAAATAGTAACATGTGCATGGTGTAAAAAACAATTCGAGAAAGCAATAAAAAGAATCAACGAAAGTGAGAAACTGGGTCAACAGCATACGTGCTCCCGAGCTTGTTCGTCCAAATTGGCCAATGAACCAAGGAAGTGTGAACCAACAACAGATAACGCAGCCAACACACGCAGAGATAAGGAAAAATTTCCAGAAAAAAACTCAGCAAGATCACTTGTGCGTCAGGCAATCAAATCCGGCAAAATAATACCAATAGAAGAATGTGAACTATGCGGTGCAGAAGGGGCCATAGAAGCACATCACCCAGATCATGATCGACCATTTTTGTTATTGTTTCTATGCAAATCATGTCACGCCCAGGCAGATGCATCAATAGACAAATATGAAAATTTAGCCACAGACTATTCCGAATGTGTATAACACCTTTGGTGATTATATGCAGAACTCTATATTGTACCAAATAAAAAGATTGTTGTTCACATTTATTGGCGACATTAAGTGGTCTGGAATACTAAGACCAATGTGGTTCACAATAAACGCCCCCACCTTTAGACTTAAGGGTAAACACTATAGATCTCTTGAGAATATTATCCACCACGGAGATATTCTTATACGCAGATTCGAGGGATATGTCGACAAATGGTTTATTCCTGGGTGGTGGAATCACGCAGGCATATATGTTGGAACAATGGACAACAAACCACACAAAATCATACATGCAATAAGCGATGGAATTGTTGTTGAAGATCTAATCGATTTTATGAGAACTGACCATATGATAGTCCTAAGACCCAAAAATCCTGAAACAATTTTGGAGGCAGTACGCAGGGCAAAAAGTGTGGTTGGTCATCAATATGATTTTTCTTTTGATTTTTGTGAGACCGTAAGATTTAGCTGTACAGAGCTAATAGATTATTGCTATCCAGAAACCATCGAAAAGAAAAAACGACTTGGGAGATTAACAATAGTTGCTGATGATATTGTCGGAACACAGGCTTTTTCTGTTGTCTGGGATTCAAGAAATACCGAAAGGTAATAAAATGAGTATGGGCGAAAATGAATTCAGCATAAAATTGCAAGAACTTATCAGCGACATAACAAACGCAGGAATACGCAAAGATATTAAGATGGAACAAGCTTTTAGAGATTTAAGAATTTACATTAAATACACCCTCCTTGATCTAGAAGCAACAAAAAGAGAATTAGCTGAGGCAAAAAATAAACTTTCATCCCAAGACGACACGACATCGGAAGAATAGATTATTCCTCATGTGGATTAAACTTACTCGTATTAACTCCATCGTATGGCAACAAATATTTACTCAAATCAAAAGGAATTAGTTCGCACGAAGCACCATTCTCGCTCATAACAACCTCAACAGCTTCTTTGCCACATGCAAAAGCTACAAAAGCTTCCATGTTAGCACCCAAAGACTTTTGCCACCCTGGGAGCAGAGCAATCTTCCTACAATCACGGATAATTGCTGTTAAATCGTCCGTCATACACTTTGCAAAAGACGTATCAAGATAACTACCATGCTCAGATGGATTCCACACCTTAAATCCTTTGATTCTTAGCATATGAGACACAGAAGAAAACAGCGGAGCATTCAAATCTGGATAATTCCTCATTGGACCACCAAGATAAAAATCATTTTTCTCATAGTTTAAAAACAACCAAAATTTACTCAACAATCTAGTTAGATATTTCATATTATTCTCCTCAAAAAACCGCACAGCCACAACAATGTTGGGGCTGCGCGGTTAAATACATCAACATCTAAAACAAACTAATCATCACAAAAGGTGAACGGATAATCATTTCCCTGAAAAGCACTAACGCCTGTCTGTGTATCACTGCTATTAACCACACCATTTGGAACCTCTGGATGGACATCTGTCCAAGTCCAGTGGGGAGCCGTCGAAGCCTGACTTATTGACTGCATAATAGCAGTCAAATCATTCATAGACATATTGCCTTCTGGTGGAGCCCACCCAACTCCTGTAACAAATGCACCAACGACATCACACCATTCTTTTGCTCCAGGCTTCTCCGCCGTCTCTACTTCAAATCCTGTTCCAAAAGAAGAATTGTCTAATGTGCCAGAAATCTCATATTCTGAACGAGGAACAATACAACAATCTCCAACATGAATAACTTCTGGCCAATCATCGCTATAATAAGGAGTACTAACGACCCTAGACAAACCATCGTCATCTGGTTCTCCAACATATCCTAGGTCGCCCTCATCATCTGGAAAAATTTCCGAATCAGTCATGCTAATTTTAAATGCAACAGACTGATCGAGAGGATTCTCAACACTAAAAGACACATATCGATTCTTCTTAACATCATGTGGAGAATCTGGCTCAATAGCCCAGGCACACTCCTCAAGAGTAGAATCATCCAAGATATCAACAGCAACAGCACAATCTGGAGTATTATCCTCGTCACACTGTCGATACACTGCTAGTATGTCATCACTATCCAGAAGATAAATATCATCAAAAGAAACATCGTAGTCAGTATCGTCAAACATGGTTTCTGGGGTACTTTCACATGTTACGGTTGTGTCTGTTCCATTGGTAACAGTACACATATAAAATTCACCATGAGCACCACAGTGAGTCTCACTGGTAAATGACACCATAAACTTACCATCATGAGAACCATTGTCTGCTTCTACAAATGTGGCCTTGGGTAGTCTCAAACTACATGTGTAACAATCTGGGTCAAATGAAACGTCGACCTCATCCGTAATATCAACGATGTCACCAAATGTAATATCGTCGTTACCATCAATTTCTCCAATCACAACTCTAATAGCATGAGTATCATCCTGGTCAGTATCATCACCACGATAAACTACGGCAAAACGACTGGAGTCAAGAACAACAATATCTCTTCCTTGAATATCCCTAATCTTGTCGCTACTGCTGTCTTCGAGGTATGCTTGATCACCCCACGACATGCGATCAATATTTGGAGCAGTATCTCCAACATTTCCAACAACAAACCGACAAGTTGACCCATATTCTCCCCGAGAATAAGACATGATTACACTACTACTAGTTAGCTTCTTTACAACATGTTGAATGGAACTTCTGTTTAGATAAGCTGGATCATACGAAGTATCATCGGGGATGTACTGCTGCCAGCTACTTCCGACAGAAACAGTTGATCCACTAGCAACATTAAGGATAAACGACATAGCTCTAGCCTGATATGTGTCAGCAGCCCTCTGTCGACCAAAAACAATAACCTTTGTTGAACTCAGTGCTTCAACATCAATATTAAACTTGCTGAAACGATATTCTAATTCGCCGCTCGCTGGTGGGCCTTCGTCGTAAGTACACTGGTTCGTAGTATCGAACGAAATGGATGCAGAAGAACTCAACCCAGTCACGGTACCAACCACACCAACCATATATGTGTTGGTCCCGGTATCTGCCTCTCTATATACCAACATAAAAGTATTTGTATCCAATGGAGCTACGGCGTGAGTATCTGACTCGTGGCTTGATGCACCAAGATCAGTCACGAAACAACCAAAATCGCCCCAAGAAGTACTCGACCCAAGAACAACAGCACCAGAAACCACTGTTGCAACTCTTGCATAATAGGTGTCGTCAGAATCATCAAGATATGTATATACAAATCTTTCGTTACCATTGGTGTCATCCCCAATTTGACAAGACGACATATAGTCATAGTTATCGTATATTTCGGCCTTACAGTCAGTATCAACAGCATAACACTCATTTGCAAAAAACATCGAAATTACTAACGCAAATACAAAAAAGACTTTTCCCATTTACCGTTCTCCCAAATAAAATAACACAACACAAAGAACCAAAATTAACCAATAATCCAAAAATCCCCTCCTTTAATTTACGGTTTATATGATTCGTACTCCATCAACGCAACTGAACTAGCATGTGAGACAATACTTGAGATATCGCATTCATAAAAACCAGAACAACTGAAACTATTTACCTCCAAAACATAAGGTCTTCCATCATGTATAGCAATATCCAAAGTATAACAAAGATCTGGTTGCCACCCAATTTCGCATACAGAAGACGCCAGACAGAAAAGGGGACGGGGTAAATCAAATACATCAATTCGCAACTCCTCCGGGAAATATCTTGAAGCAGCAACGATCTTCCTGTCACACACTACAAGACGATATTCTTCTGATATTTTCTTTTCTTTAGATATGACAACAAGAGTTTCTGGGCCAACCGCTTGTGATAGCGATTGGATTTTGTGCAATTCTTTTGGTCCAATAATTTGACCGACAAATGGTTTGGCTCCACTATCTGGTCTTACAAACATTCTGCCAAAACACACAGAATTCCATCTTCTTTCTAGCTCCACTATTGGCATCATGACATAATTTCGATTTAAAAGCATGTCGCCAAAATAAGCATAATATGTACTACATTTCATGTTTGTGAAATTGCACCAAACACCGGGAATAAATCTTGTATACCTTTGTATCTGCCGCACAAAATCAATACCACCATAACAAATTACACATTCGTCATCGTCCACATCTAACTTAATATCAGTCCCAGGGGTATATGGTACACCATTGAAGATGTGTCCCTGCTTAACAACTTCATCAGCAATGGCATAGACTTCGGACTCGATCAAACCCAAGTTAGTTTGCATGATCCATCTTGTTGTCAATTTTCCACCCCCACTGTTTTGTATGCCTACTGGGGCAAAAGGGATTCGAACCCAGATCTTCTTCTTAGCGCCGCGCGACACTTTTGGTTAAGAAGACGTTCTTATTCCGTTTAGACCATTGCCCCATAAATACAGACCATATCTGTGTCATGCAAACATCTCGTTCCATATTAATCTGATAGCCTGAACCCTAGCCAATCTACCAGCTTCTTCTTCATTGTTTCCCTTATCCTTATAATATTCATACAACTTTAAAACTATTTCTCTATCCGTCATGGATGATTCATCTACCTCTTCGTCATTTAGAGATGAATACCTACAAACTCTTTCAACCCTATTGCACAAAGCAACAATCATTTCTTCAGCCCTATCTCTCGGATCATCATCCATTGAATATCTCCCACACAAGCTGTTATAACTAACCATTTACAATTATGATGTCTTGATTAACATCATCATGTATACTATCTACTGTGCCTCCATGAAATTTAATACCCTCAACCAAACCACCTATGCCTTCTATTGTATCCATATGTTCAATAAATGCAGCACGATTTTTTTCGGCATTATCTCCCTTAAATACAATACTGATTTCTGCGAAATTTCTCTTCATCTTATTCTCCAACAAAGTGCCGTGTCACCGGAGTTCCCCCAATAACTGGGGGAACCACACCTTGCTACTTAGGGTACTTCCGAGAACGTGAACGAATGATGCCGAGAGGCAACAACATCGCCACGATTGTGACCCCACCAAAAGCACCACAAGGTGCGATATTTGGTACATCTTCTTCCAACACCTCTGTCGATGTAACAACCAATATTTCCTCTGGCTCAGCACCAACACCACAATTGTAGATCAGTACCTCAGAATCTACGCAGACAACAGAACATGTAGCATCACCATTGTCTGTAACACTACAATTGGCACCATCAACCCCATCTATCCCGTCAGTACCGTCTATTCCATCAACTCCGTCTACACCATCTACGCCATCAACACCATCAATACCATCTCGACCGTCCTGTCCATCTACTCCGTCAACACCATCTTGACCATCAACACCTCCCGGACCCTGTGGACCAATTGATCCATCAATACCATCGGTGCCCCTACAGTCTAGAACATCGACAACACCATCCAGATTAAGATCTTCTGTAAACTCACACATCTGAACCGCAACCTCTTCACTTACCGCAAGTTTAATCATCAGATATTCTGAACAGCTAACATCTACTCGACACATATGTCCTTCATACACTCTAGCTGTCACACAAGCCTTTGAACTTAACCCATCAATATTCTCACACTCATATTCATGTGTAAATTCTGTTGGACATTCTCCATCGGACAACTGACGAAGTGCTGGGCTACAAAAATCTTTACGATTATTTTCATTAAGATCCCAACAACTCAGTCCATTCCACACTACAGCCTGAGATTCACCACAGTGAATAATTGACTTACGTGGTCTATTCTCTACCCAACACGATGTTCCATCAACGCCATCTTCTCCGTCACAAACAGTTGACGTAGTACCATCCCCACAAACAATAATTGCACAATCGCCATCCTGGGAAACAGTACACGAACTGCCATCATCCCCTGGTGGTCCCTGTTCTCCATCGCAAACAACAGCACTTGTACCATCTTCACACAAAATGTTTGCGCACAATCCAACCTGTTCTACAGTACAAGAAAGTCCTGGAATCCCCTGTGGTCCTGGTTCTCCTTGTGGTCCAGGGGCTCCGTCAAGTCCATCGTCCCCATCTTCACCGTCTTCACCGTCATATAAATATGCAACAGTATCTCCACAGGTGATTGCAACAAATGTATCATACCGTTCAATGGTACAATCATCTCCATCCTCACATGTCGGGCAACACTGAATAACATTTAAATCAACAGTTTCTGTATCTCTCATGTAGAGGCAGTTGTTGTAGGCGAAAGTCTTAACTTCTACACTGCCAAGACCAATAACATCGGCAGCATTAATTGTAAATGTCTCAGAAAAACGGCGGCGACCATTGTTGCTGAAGTGATCGGCATTATCGTAACACACTCCATCAATACTGGTACTGCCCCATCTCTGAACATTATATGACCTACCATTCAATTCCACATTAACCGCAACCTGCACCTCATCCCCAGGACATGCTGTTGTCGGAGACAATGTAACCGAAGTAATTGAATGATGACATGCCACAACATCTCTAGCAAAACCAAGAATCAGCGAACAAAACAACAAACAAGCAAAAAATCGTATTTTCATATATTGTCTCCTTTAATTGTTGAGATTGTCGCCCAACTCCGCTAGTGGGACAATGAAATCTATACCATTACTGAATTCTAATTCGACACCACCATATAGCGTCTCTCCATTAACCATCGGACCAAATGCTAAATTCCACGAATCTAGGACACATGGTCCAACAAACAACATAGAAGAACACACTAATATTTGCAAAAACTTTTTCATATATTAATCCTTTATGAACCATACCAACATTGTTTTTTTGTCTGTTGATTTACTCTCTCTGGTGGAATAACAAGCACTATGCCAACATCTGCAGAACCATAACATCCACCCTGAACATCGTTGTTAAATATCCGTGTTTCCCCAATAACAACAGTTATGTCATTCAAAGAAAACGTACCAAAATTTCTAGACTCTTCAATGAGTTTTTCTATCATACGAAAAACAAATAATTGAATTGAGGCAGCGACATCAAATACAGCATATTGATCGTCAACTCCACCAATTTCAGTCGCCGCCCCAACACTAAAAAGATTTGGAATAAAATTTGTTTCAACATGTCGATGCTTGATAGCTCCACCATTACGGTCGTAATACAATGCAGTACAATCTGGAGCATAAATGCGACAATTATCTAGTCCAACACCTCTGGAACGGTCGAAAACATTCAGAACACAACGATCAAATGTTCCAAGATTAAGCCTAAAAGTGTCCCCAGATTCCATATTAATCCTTCTCAACAACCAGAGACAAGTCGTCGAAACTAAACACCCCTGGACGCCCCTTTGGTGGACGACCTTTACCAAAATTAAGTTCTGCTGTTCGAGCACCCTCCTCAACACGCTTAACAGCAACAGTCTTCCCAACGACACTTGGACATACATCGCACTTAACTACAGTAACCATATCACCAGTCTTCATAAGTTTCTCCTTAACTATCGTCTATCTGCAACAATTTACGCAATCTAACAATTTCACGACGAGACGCCTCTAAATCCAACTGAATATATTTCAAACATATTCTCAAAAAATTTGCTTCATCTTGTGTTATTTTCCCTTTTGATCCAAGATTGAATTTAGAAGCATCCCCACCACATATCTCAACAGCAAGCTTAATACTTTTTATTAAGTCAGCATTCAAGGTTTTGTTTGTTTTCAAAATTACCATCCTCTCTGAGACTTAATAGCCTTAGCTATAGAAATTATGGCATCAATAGCTATTCCTCTTTTTGTCTTGCTAACACCAAAACCTACAATGCGATGTTCCTTTTTTATAGGAACAGATGCTTGCATCTGCAACTCAAGTTCTTCGACAGCATCCCTCAATTGCTGCAACAACTCTGGGTGTTCGACACAACCTTCTTTGTATATCGGTGCTTTAGCCATTTTATATCCTCGTATCACTAAAACCTAGTTGTGCTCTTTCACCAGTATATCTACCGGTAGGACTTGGTCTAACAATGTTATGCACCTTCTTTATGTGCTTGTGTCTTAAACACAATTCACAGGTAACTTTGTCCCAGTCATTCGTGGTATTAACCGATGCTCTCCAACAACCACCAACATGATGTATCTTCTTCATTCGTTGCCTCCCATTATCCACATCAACACACAATTATACATGGAGATGATGATGTTGTTCTAAATATTCGCATCAATAAAACATTAAATTTTTATCAATCTACACTTTATTATTCCCAAACAAGCACAACACCAGAAGGCAAGAATGTCTTATGTTTTAGCGATTCTGGCGTAAACCACCCGCCATTTTCAACATAAAGACTAAATCTACCATCATAACACAAATATAATCCACAATATTCCACACGACACACCTGGATAATCTGCCAATCAGCCATCAATTCAGCAATTTCTTGCGCACTACATTTATGTTTGAAAAACATAATATCCGAACAACCATCTAGACATACTTTAAGTGTAAAACCAGATTCAGAACGACACAGTGTTTTATTGCCATTTTTGATTATATACATATAAATATCCTATTTGAGACCGAGAATACTTCTTTCTTCTGGAGTTAATTTGTCCAATATAGCCTTTTTCTTAGCATTTTTCTCTTTCTTTTTTGCTTTCCTCTTTCTTTTCTTTTCTTCGGCTTTTAACTTGGTTGCCTCTATTTGTGAAGTAATTATCTTCTCAATTTCATCATTAGACATAAACAGAAAACATTTTGGAAAACACTCTCCATACGAACAATTGTCAGTTTCTAATTGTGTGATACTGCTACCATACAAACAATTGTCAGTTTCTGATTGTGTGATACTGCTGCCATAAAAAGAATACTGAATATCGGTCTCATTTTCGTCAAATATTCCAGAAAAAGAGAAAGTACAGTCGGGAAATTCCCATGCATCTAAAATTACACCACAAACACGAGCGATCAACCCAATTATCTCACCGATCCTATCACTAACCAATGATTCTTTTTCTTGATATCTCTCAAACTGTTCAACCAAATCGTCAAAATCTTCTTTTTTAATGGCCGACATAACAATCTCCTATGTTATAATAATTGTCATCCCACTGTTCATATGGGAATCCAACACTTCTTTGGAAATAACATCTCCAATCAGAAATCTTGTCGTACCAACTATCTCGATGATTTTATATCTGTAAGTTGGATCACCACTACCCGGAGAATCAATATATTCTAATTGTTTCACTGTTAATTGCATTGTATTTCAATCCTT